TGCTTTCACAGGAGCATCGAACGAACTGACAATCTTTTTGTCATAAGAGGTTTAGATGGCAAATTTTCGTTCCATAACACAAATTGGAACATCTGAGCCATTTGAGCTACAGGTGGCCCGTGGTCAAATCACGGGTCATAAAACTGTGTTTAAGTTTGGTTACAACAACGATGTTGGAGCCACAAAAGAAACCATCTGGGAACAAGGTGGTTTGTATTCCTACCCCCCATCAGCCACAGTAATGACTATATCAAGCAGTTCGGCTAACGACACTGCCGCAGGTACTGGTGCAAGGACAGTAGAAGTTTTTGGCTTAGATGGTGATTTCAACGAAATAAACGAAGTTGTCACATTAAACGGACAAACGCCTGTTAATACTACCAAATCGTACTTTCGGATCAATCGCGGCATTGTTCGCAGCGCAGGTAGTGGTGGCGCAAATGCTGGCACAATTTACGCAGGAACAGGCACAGTGACCACTGGAGTTCCTGCTAATATTTATCTTAGCATCAATGGTGATGGTGATAACCAAACATTAATGGGTCTTTGGACAGTTCCCGCAGGATATACAGCATTTCTTACAAAAATGTCTTTATCCACAGGCACATCAACTCAGACACCTGCTATTCTGAATGCTAGTCTTGTTGCTAGACCCTATGGGGAAGTGTTTCAAATAAAAGAAAGATTTACTCTTACAGATGGTGCACACGAGCAATTTTATACTTTTCCTTTAAGGTTTACAGAAAAAACAGACTTAGAAATGAGGGCGTTTTCTTCCTCTGGATCTGTTAACTTTGACGTTTCTGCGTCAATGGAATTTGTCTATATAGAAAACGAGGATTGGACAAATGGCTCGTAAAAAAGAAAATCCGATACGCAAAACCACTGGCAAGGGCGGTAATTATCGTAAAACCAAAGCTGGTGCAGGAATGACCAAGAAGGGTGTTGCCGCGTATCGTAAAGCAAATCCCGGCTCTAAACTTAAAACCGCAGTTACAGGCAAAGTTAAGCCGGGCAGCAAAGATGCTAAAAGACGTAAATCGTTCTGCGCACGTTCTGCAGGCCAAATGAAGAAGTTTCCAAAAGCGGCGAAAGACCCTAATTCACGCCTAAGACAAGCAAGGAAAAGATGGAAGTGCTGATGGTTGAGAAAACTGTTCACGAAATTGAGCTAGAAATGGTAAAGTTTCAATCCCAACAAGATCATCTTGTAACTAGCGTTGATAAGCTGCAATCTGACATGAAAGAGATAAAGATTGCGGTTTTTCAAGCAAAATGGATGATTGTTGGTGCTATTGTTTTTGCTAGCCTAATGAATAGTGAGCTTTTCATGGAAGTTATCTTGGGGATTGGTAAATAATGGCGATTGGTCGCTCTCAAATGTCTCAACAGGTGTCTAAGCCACCTATGAAGAAAAAGGTGAAGAAAAATGCCAAAAGACGCATGCTACAAAAAGGTAAAAGCAAGGTACAAAGTGTTTCCAAGCGCATACGCAAGCGGAGCAATCGCAAAGTGTCGTAAAGTTGGGGCAAAAAACTGGGGAAACAAAAGTAAAGTTAAAAAAGCTGCTCAAGGTGGCGTTATGATGCCATCAAACGAGTTTCGCAAGCGTCCAGTGCGCCGTATGTTAGGTGGTGGAGAGGCGATTGCAAATGGATGCGGTAAGGTAATGACAAATCGTCGCAAGGTAACGAGCTATTCGTAATGGCTGTTCGTAAGACAAAAAAGGGTGCTGCACTCAAGCGTTGGTTTAAGGAGGACTGGAAGGATGTCCGCACTGGAAAAGCATGTGGGCGTCAAGAAGGAGAAAAGCGCGGTACTCCATATTGTAGGCCAACTAAGCGTGTAAGTTCAAAAACTCCAAAAACAGCTTCGGAGATGACATCAAGCGAAAAGCGTAGTAGAATATCCCAAAAGAAGCGTCTTGGACAACCTGCAGGCAAACCGAAGCGCGTTCAGTCGCTTAAAAGGAAAAAGAAATGACCGTATCAGGCTCAACAGACTTTGAATTAGATGTCGCGGAGTACATCGAAGAGGCTTTTGAGCGTTGCGGCTTAGAAGCGCGTACAGGTTATGACTTACGCACAGCAAAACGTTCTTTAAATCTTATGTTTGCAGATTGGGCTAACCGTGGTCTAAATCAGTGGACAATCAAGCAAAGAACCATCACAGCAGTAGAATCTGATGGAGATTACACGTTAGATGCTGATGTTATAGACATTTTGTCCGCAGTTATTCGTCGTAGCGGTACAGATTACACTATAGATCGTATTAGCCGTGATCAGTATTTAGCTATCCCAACAAAAACAACTGAAGGTCGTATTACTCAATTTTTTGTTGATCGCCAAATAACGCCTGTTTTAAAGGTTTGGCCTGTTCCAGATAATAGCACTGATGTTATTGTATATGATTGTTTGACTCGTATTGACGATGCAGACACTCAAATAAACACGATGGACGTTCCATTTCGGTTTTATCCCTGTCTTTCAGCGGGATTGGCATATTACATTGCATTAAAACGTGCGCCTGAACGTGTTCAGATGTTGAAAATGGTGTATGAAGAAGAAATGCGCCGTGCGATTGATGAAGATAGAGATCGTGCATCATTCCAAATAAGTCCCAGTTTAAGGAATTATCGTATTGTCTAAATATGCAACAGGTAAATGGGCCTATGGCATTTCAGACCGATCTGGCTTCAGATATCGGTTAAAAGACATGCGTAAAGAGTGGAATGGTCTTCTTGTTGGTAAAGATGAATGGGAAGAAAAGCATCCACAATTAGAGCCTTTACGAGTTCCCCCAGACCCAGAGGCTATTAAAGGCGCTAGACCAGAGCCAAATCTCAATCAGGAAAGAAATATTCAGTGGAGTTGGAATCCTGTTGGTGGACCCTCTGATGGTAATTTAACTCCTAATAGATTAAAAATGACAGGCTCTGTGGGAGCAGTTACGGTGGTGACAACATGAGTTTTACATACGCACAGCTTAAACAAGCGATTCAGGATTATACTGAAAACAATGAAACTACATTCGTCACAAACTTGCCTTTATTTATTAGACAAGCTGAAGAGCGTATTTTAAAGAGTGTTCAGCTTAGTTTGTTTCGCAAGAACGCAACAGCAAGCACAACAGCAAGCAATAAATATTTAGCATGCCCAAGTGACTTCTTGGCTCCGTTTTCATTGAGTCTTGCGGGTGCTGATGGAGACAAATTTTTTATTGATTTTAAAGATCCTAGTTTTTTGCAAAGCTATACGCCTGATGCCACTACAACAGGTGCGCCACGTTATTATTCAGTGTTTGATATAGATAACTTTTTGTTGGCACCTACCCCAGACACAACATATACGGCTGAACTTCATTACTTCTATCGTCCTCTAAGTCTAACTGCAGGTTCTGATAGCGGTACAACTTGGTTAAGTATAAATGCAGAGTTAACTCTTCTTTATGGCTCTCTTGTTGAGGCATATTTATTTATGAAGGGTGAACAAGACATGATGGCTTATTACGATAAGCGGTTTACTGAATCTCTATCTGGCCTCAAGATGCTAGGCGAAGCCAAAGAAACAACTGATGAATACCGTACTGGTAAAGTTATAAGGGCCAAACAATAATGTTTAAGATAGATGTAAGCATACCAAAAGATGTTTCGGTTGTAGGTGTTCGCACCACAGAAAATCGTGGGTTTACTCCAGATGAACTTGCGGAACAATGTGTCCAAAAGATCGTATCGGTTTCCGACAGTGCCCATCCGGGTATACGGGACCAAGCCCGTGCTTTCTCAAAGCACATTGAAAAGCTAATTGCATATTATATGCGACAAGCTATTCGCAGCGACCGCACAACTGTGTATAATGCACTTAATGATGCGGGGCATCCCGAACTGGCTGAACTCATAAGGAGACTATAACTATGGCCTTTACAGGAAACTTTATGTGTACTTCTTTCAAGCAGGAATTGCTGACAGGAAGTCATAACTTTACAAACTCAACAGGTGATACGTTCAAACTGGCGTTGTATACAAACTCTGCAACATTTGATGCGTCTACCACAGACTATACTGCGACTAACGAAGTAGCGAACTCTGGTTCGTATGCAGCGGGTGGCGGTACGTTGACAAACGTAACTCCGACGACTTCTGGTACAACTGCGTTAACAGACTTTGCGGATCTGACGTTTACGTCAGCTACAATCACTGCGCGTGGGGCGTTGATATACAACACTACAACAGGTGCAGGTACTGGCACAACTGATGCAGTTGTTGTACTAGACTTTGGTTCGGACAAGTCTTCTACAGCGGGTGACTTCCAGATTGTATTCCCAACGGCTGACGCATCTAACGCGATTATTCGCATAGCATAAAAAATGGCAGATGTCGTTGTACCCATAACAGGCTGGGGGTTTGGCCCTTGGGGCAGCGATGCTTGGGGTGAAAGCCCCTCTTTGCCTTCTGCGACTGGTGGTGTTGGCTCTGTTACTGTTGCCGCAGATGCAATAGTTTCTCCCACAGGAGTATTTGCGACTGGTGGTGTTGGCTCTGTTACAATAACGGGAAGCGCCCAAGTTTCTCTTTCTGGTCTTGAAGGCACAAGCGTGGTTGGTGATGTAACGCTGCGCACTGACCAGAATATTCCGCAAACGGGCCTTGAAGCAACAATGTCGGTTGGTTCCGTCACAGTTGTAGAGGGCGCGGGTGTAACCGTACCTATTACTGCCCCATCTGCGGCAGTTTCTGCGGTAGATAGCGTCAGTATTGTTATAAATGCCTATGTGCCACAAACTGGTATTGAGGCGACTGGTGGTGTTGGCAGTGTAACCATCAATGCTGGTACTGGTATTGATGTAAATGCAACAGGTGTCGCAGCTACTCCTGCTATTGGTGACGTTAGCATTATTGGTGACGCGCCAAACATTCAGGTTACAGGTGTCGCAGCTACTGGCAATGTCGGTTCTGTTGATCTTAAAACATTCCAGCGTGTTCCTGTTAATAACATTGGAATGTTAGCGCAGGGGCAAGTAGGTTCTGTGATCGCCAAGTTAAATGTAAGCATAAACGTAACAGGGCTTAGTGCTGGCGCAACAGTAGGTTCTGTGCTAGTTTATGACCAGATAATTCCTGATCCGGGCACGACTTGGACGGGTGTAACGCCTTCACCGGGCAGCACTTGGACAGAAGAGGAACCAGCGCCTGAAACAATTTGGACTGAAATAGCAGCGTAAAGGTAAAGGAAATGGCTACCTATACAACAAACGGCGGGATAAAAAAGATCGCCACTGGTGATGAATCCGGTACATGGGGTACATCCACCAACACGAACTTTGACATCATTGACCGTTTAACAAACGGCGTAGTCAACATTACGTTAACAGGGGCTACTGAAACAGTAACCACTTCGGACGGAACCATATCGGATGGTATGAGTAAAGTTCTGGTGTTTGGCGGTACGCCCGGGGTTGCGGTTACAGTTACGATTGCGCCGAATGACGCTCAGAAGGTTTACTTCATCAAAAACAATAGCGGTCAAACGATTACGATTTCGCAAGGGTCTGGAAGCACTGTTGATATTTTAGATACCAGTTCTTCGATTGTTTACTGTGACGGCACAGGAGCAGCAGCTTCTGTTGTGGAAATTACAGCGGGTTCGAGTGCTACAAACACAATCGACATAACATCCTTTACTGCAACAGCAGCGCAAACTACTTTTTCTGTGACGTACACGGTTGGCAATATTGCAGTGTACCAAAATGGTGTTTTACTTCGAGATACGACAGACTACACCGCGACAAATGGTACATCTGTTGTACTTGCAGCAGGTGCGACATCTGGTGACGCGATTGATGTGGTGGCTTATGCAACATTTAATGTCACCGACGCATATACCAAAGCGCAGGCAGATGCGCGTTATTCACAGGTAGCGAACAATCTGTCTGATTTGACAAGCGCAGCGACTGCTTTGACTAACTTGGGTGTTACTTCAACGGCTGCGGAATTGAATTTGTTGGATGGCGTTACGGCGACAACAGCAGAGATTAACTATGTTGATGGTGTTACGTCCAACATTCAAACGCAGCTAGACGCTAAGATGACACCGACCTACACAGGCGATGTTGATATTACTGGTGAGTTGATTGTTGATAGCTACAACGAAACTTACGGTGCGGTTACATCATCCTCTAACGCCACTACGGTGGACTGTGAGGCAGGTAACGCATTCAGCCACACACTGACAGAGAATACGACTTTCACGTTCTCTAACCCACCAGCCAGCGGCACTGCGTACAGCTTTAGCCTAGAGATTATCCAAGATGCGTCTGCGTCTGGATTCACGGTCACTTGGCCAAGTTCAGTTGACTGGCCGAGCGCGACTGCTCCTACGCTGACAGCGACTGCAAGTGCGAAGGATGTTTTTGTGTTTTACACCAGAGACGCGGGTGTTACTTGGTATGGATTTACGGCTGGACAAGCATTGGGGTAAGTAATGGCAACTAAGAAAAAACTGCTTCAAGCTGCTGCGGGTGCTGCTGGCGGTGCTGGTCTGAACGTAGAAGAAGTGTTCAGCACTTATTTGTATGATGGCACAGGTTCTGCGCAAACGATTACTAATGGTATTGACCTTGATGGCGAAGGTGGTTTGGTTTGGATTAAAGACAGGGATAATGCCAGAAACCATATGTTGCAGGACAGTGAAAGAAGTACGAATTTTCTATTTTCAGACTTAACCAATGCTGAGGTTGATTACACTACAAATGCTCATACGTTTAATTCTAACGGGTTTACAATCAACGGCAGTAACATTCAGTTCAATCAATCAGGTTCTACCTACGCCTCTTGGACATTCCGCAAAGCCCCTAAGTTCTTTGATGTGGTGACTTATACTGGGGATGGTGTTGCTGGTCG